AAGCAGATAGCCGCTAGGGGTAACCCTGTAGCTAAACATGCTAGGGCGTTTAACCTAGCGCACACTTTCGAGGACCGTAAGGCGAAGTCTAAGCGTGGGCATCGTAAACATAAGGGAGTACAGATAGATGAGTAAAGAAATGAGAGAGAAGCGTACTATGATGGCGTATGACCTGAGCGAGCGTAAGGCGCGCACATGGACCATAGAGGAGGCTATACAGGTCTTTACCGATAGCGACACACTCGGTCATGCGAAGGATAGAATCCTAGCCATGTACCTAGACCTGCATACCACGATGGACTACGACACACTAGAAGCAGCCTATGCACTAGCTTTTGATTCACCTAGAAGGAGTAACGCACAATGAGATGCAACGCATGTAACGCAGCACTGACGGACGCTGAGAGTGTACGTAAGAATAAAACAACAGGCAAATACTACGATTTGTGTAGGGAATGCTACCACGAATATAAAATTAATTTATTATCTATACAAAAGGACACTTTTGACACACCACCTGTTATACTAAACAAAAGGGAGACATGATTGTTATCCTGTTGAACAATTGAAGTAACTACAAAGTATTAAATAATTGAATAACTGGATTGTACTCATAAGGGAGAAGTGGCATGGCATTTAACAACAGGACAAGGGCGGCACAGTTGATTGACTTTGAGGGATTATCCTGGGGGAAGCTCCGGCCTACAGACATAGATTTGTCAATTGACTGGCAAGGCAAGACGTTTGTGTTTGTGGAGTTAAAGAGTGGACATGCAGCCCTGACAGTAGGCCAGCGTATACACCTAGAGGGGCTAGTTAGGGCGATAATGAGAGGAGGCAAGACAGCCTACGCTATCTACGCGCAGCACGATACGCCCACCACAGAGGACGTTATGGCGAAAGATGCAGTAGTTAATTCGGTATTTAATGGCATGAGTTGGTCAAGAGAGGACACAGGCAGTAGTTTGTATGATATACTAAACAAAATGCACGAAACCCACCTAGAGGAGCAGTCAGTATGAAGACTACAGTAGACCCAAACGGACAGTACAAAGGCATAGCAAAAAATAAGCTAATACAGGCCGCTGGTCTGTTGCCTTTATTTGCACAAGATGTGTCTATGAGCAAACCTGACGGCATACAGGAGTGTTTCGACATGCTGATGGAGTGCTACGGTTTCGGAGGCAGTCAAGATGGCTCTGGCTGGGGTACAATAGCCCCTGACACTGGCGTGTATACCTCTGAGCATGAGGGTGACCCCGACATGGACCCTTTGATTAAGTTCGAGATAACACCAGAGCTAACGTGGTACGTCTACCAGTACGCCATTACAGGCCTCACAGACGGTGATAAGACAATGATAGTGAGGATGGACTAACATGATATGCGAATTCAGTTTTAAAGGTGCGCCTGTGTACATACGGGCAGCATCAATCATTGCAATTATGCAAGATAGTACATCCGTGGGGAGAACGGTAATATTCACAGAACCACCGCTAGACTCTATCATAGTCGATGAGAGTGTAGACGTTGCTTTTGAGGAGTGGTACATTAACCTGAACGAAGCCGATGAAGGGAGTGAAGACGATGACTGAATACACATTGTGGCGTAACGGTAAACTACAGGGAACGTACGACGGCAAACCGGAGGCTATGAACGCATGGGACAAGCTAGTTGGGTACGCTATAGCACCCGACATGGTACGCCTGAAGAAAGACGACCACATCTTGTCAGAATACACACCGATGCCAGAGAGGAACTTACGATGAGCGTACTAGGCGTAATAGTAACGGGGTGGCTAATATTTTCTGCTACCCTTATCATAGGAATCTGGACGTACCAATTTGCCCTATTAAAATTTGGGAGAGAAAACGATGAGTGATATGCGCGGGTTGTTCGATGAAATGTCAGAAGGTGAGAGATGCCACATGGTCAATCTCTTGTACAAAGAGGGCTACGTGCCTGTTAAGCTGAGGAAACTACTAGAGGACGCAGAAGAAACAAAGCGTGAGTTCGACATAGTGGACAGCGCGTGTGACCATTGGAAACAGACAGCGGAGGACTTAGGCCATGTTTGAAGCAGACGAGCGCGACCCATGTTGGGATTGCGTGATAGATATACGTAGAGCAGTACGGCTGGACATGGAGGAAGGCGGCTACGAGAGATGGGAGGACGTAGATTCTCTGGGTAAGTTAGAAATCCTGGCTGGGATAGAAGACCAGATGGACGTTAACATACCTATAGATGCCGTGGAGCATGTACATAGTTTGGACGAGTTCGTAGAGGCTTGTTATGGCGTTGTAAGGGCGTACCACTGGGCCTTGTGGTCTAAGGGCATGATACCTAAAACTAAAGGGGAGAGCAAATAATGTGGACAATTGAGATAATGAAAGAAGAAAAGGCATTAGAGCCTTACACATTTCCAGCAGAGGACGCAGAAAGAGCGGTTGAAGCGTATGAGCAGTTCCTCGTATACTTCCGCAAGGACGAGCGCTACAATTTACAGTTGTTTTTTAACGACAGTCTAATACTAGAAAAAATTGACGAAAACGAAGATTACTAGGACACAAACCGAATAACCCGTGGTATACTAATGACTAAGGTGAAGGAGAGGCACCTAATCAACCTCCCCACTTCAACTAATCCTATGGAGGATTAATATGACTGCACAACAAAAACAGCAAGGGTACGTAGCTAAGGGCGTTGTTGCCTTCTCTAATCTCACCGAGTGTGAGGTGTATCAGGGGCAATCAACAGGACGCTACACTGTAGTGATAACTATGGATGACGCAGAGGCATCAAAGTTATCTGACTTCGGTGTTAAGCTCAAAGACTACGAGGGGAAAGCACAGCGTAAGTTTGCTAGCAAGTTCCCTGTCTTGGTAAAGGACTTGGATGACAACCCAGTGAGGGGTGAGATACCCTACGGCTCCGAGGTTCGCGTTTTATGGGTGCCTAGTAAAGAGCCACACCCGCAGCATGGTGTCGGTACTTACGCAGAGCAGGTGCGTGTTGTGACGCTTGCTGAGACTTCACAGGTCGGTGGAGTACCGGAGGACTTCTAGTGTCTTATCCTGACTACGCTAAAGCAACGGTTGTGGGGCATAAGCCCTGCACCGTTTGTTCTTCTAGTGACAACGTAGCGGTGTATTCAGACGGTGGTGAGCATTGCTTTACCCCTGACTGCACCTACCACATAAACGGCCAAGGACGGCCTAACAGGGACACAAGTATGTCAACACCCAGTACCAAATTAGATATGAACGGCACCGTGGCCGCTATACCAGACAGGCGTATCAGTAAAGCAACGTGCGCCAAGTTTGGGGTGATAGTTGAATACGGTAAAGATGGGGGCATAGATAGCCACCACTACCCATACTACAACACAAAGACTGGTGACATAACGGCCAGCAAAAGGAGGATGTGTGCGGAGAAAAGATTTTCGTGGACGGGTGACAGAACAGACACAGGATTATTTGGACAAAATTCCTGCAAGGGTTCGGGAAAGTATCTTACAATCACGGAGGGGGAGCTTGACGCCCTCGCAGTATCTGAGATGTTCGACAATAAATGGGACGTTGTTAGCCTCAAGGACGGGGCGCAGTCAGCAGCCAGAGATGTCAAGTCACAACTGGAGTGGCTTGAGGGGTATGAGCAAATTGTTCTCTGCTTCGATTCTGACAAGGCAGGAAAGATTGCTGTTGAAGCGGTCAGAGATTTATTCAGCCCGAACAAAGTCAAAGTTATAGAGTTACCTGTCAAAGATGCTGGCGTCATGCTGGAGAATGGGCGGGTGCGGGACTTTGTTAAGGCGTTCTGGGACGCTAAGAGCTACAGCCCAGCAGGTATCGTTAAGGCTGACGAAACGTGGACTGACGTGCTGGCGTACCGAGACACGCCCTCTACTCCGTATCCGTGGGATGGCCTGAACGAGCTACTGCTAGGACAGCGCACTAAAGAAGTTAATATCTGGGCGGCAGAGACAGGCGTGGGCAAGTCGCAAACGATGCGTGAGATTATACACCACATCATCACAACTTCTGACCAGCAGGTAGGGTGCCTGATGCTAGAGGAGTCTGTCGCTAAGAGTATGCTGGGGTGGATGAGTTTCCACGCAGGGCGTCCATTGCACAGGGAGCTAGAGAACATACCAGAGGAGGAGCTGCGTAGGTACTGGGAGAAAGCCAGCGCAGGTAATCGCTTTGTATTGTTAGACCACAAAGGATGGCAGTCTGACATTGAGGTTCTCAAGTCGCGTGTGCGCTATATGGCGAAGGCTTTAGGATGCAAGACCATCATACTAGACCACCTCCACATCGCGCTCTCAAGCGTAGCTGGTGCCTCTGGTGACTGGTCAGGCATTGATGAGCTGGTGACGCAGTTTACAGTGCTGGCCCAGGAATGTGACATTTGCATACACATCGTCAGTCACGTAAGCGCCTCGCGCAGTCTACGTGGTTCAAAAGGAATTGAGAAGCTGGCTGACGCTGTTATTTTTTTAGAGCGCGACAAGCTCAACGAAGACGCAGAGATTGCTAACACTACGTCTGTGATTGTATCCAAGAATAGGTTTGTAGGAGACACAGGCACAGCGTGTTACCTACGCTACGATAAATTTACAGGCCGGATGACGGAATGTCCTAAGCCTGACGCACTAGGAGTAGTGGATGAGTTCTGAGGTAGTCTTTGATATAGAAACAAACGGCTTAACACCTGACAAGATATGGTGTGTGGCTGATAGTACGGGATTCTTCTCTACAGAGGAATACTCATTCAACGATGAGGATATGTATTATGGACACAATTCTATTGGATTTGACCTCCCTGTTCTTGCTAATATATGGGGGCTTTGTGGTGGGCGCAGTAATCAACGAGACACGCTTGTACTATCCAGACTGGCTAATCCTAGCAGGGCTGGTGGGCATAGTCTTGATGCTTGGGGTCGTCTTCTGGGGTTTCCCAAAGGAGAGCATTCCGACTGGGACAGATACTCTCCCGAAATGCAGCGATACTGTGAGCGAGATGTGCAACTTACCATATCCGTACTTGCCGAAGTAAAGAAAGAGCTGGTGGGATTTTCTGAGCGTTCTATAGAGTTAGAGCATCAGGTAGCTTGGATTGTACAGGAGCAGGTAAACAATGGGTGGCTTCTAAACCAAGAGGCTGTCTTCATGTTATTAGCAGAGTTAAAGGAGAAGAAAATTGAACTGGAAGATACTGTACGCACTACGTTTACGCCAAGATGTAAAGGTGGAAAAGAAGTTACCCCTAGAATCAACAAAGATGGTACGCTCTCCGCTGTGGGCCTCAAGTATTATGGCAGAGATTGGCATAGGGATATTGGTGGGGTTCACACTCGCGTGGATTTTCCAGAATTTAACCTAGGCTCTCGTAAGCAGATAGGTGAGTACCTAATTGCGTTAGGCTGGACGCCTGCCAAGTATACAGACAAGGGCGCACCTATTGTGTCTGAGGTTGTTCTTAAAGACGTAGAGGGCATACCAGAGTGTACCTTGATAGCTGACTACCTGACTGTCGTTAAGCGCATAGCAATGGCACAGTCATGGTTAGACAAGGTAGACGCAGACAGCCGAGTACGTGGTCAGGTTAACTCCTGCGGGGCTGTCACTGGACGCATGACACACTACAGCCCTAACATGGGACAAGTCACCGCCGGGAGCAAGATATACGGCTCTGAGATGCGTGACTGCTGGGTTGTTGCAGACGGGTACAAGTTGGTAGGCATGGACGCCTCTGGATTAGAGCTACGGATGTTAGCGCATTACATGAACGATGCTGCTTATTCACAGGAGATATTAAATGGAGACATTCACACAGCAAACCAAAGAGCCGCTGGCTTATCTGACAGAAATACAGCAAAGACTTTCATTTACGCTTTCCTGTATGGAGCTGGAGATGCAAAAATTGGGAGTATTGTCGGGGGAGGTGCGAAAAGTGGTAGAGAACTTAAAAGAAAGTTCCTTGCAAACACTCCCGCCCTCGCGCAACTCAGGGATAGAGTTAGCGCGGCTGCTAAAAGAGGTTGGCTACGGGGACTGGACGGTAGACGAATTGCTGTCAGAAGCCCCCATGCTGCTCTCAATACTCTGCTTCAAGGCGCAGGAGCTGTAGTTATGAAGCAGGCGCTAGTTAACCTTCACAAGTTTGCTACGTCACAGAAATTAGACTTTAAGATTGTCGGCAACATTCACGATGAAATACAGACGGAAGTTTCGGGGAAGGACGCAGAACGTTTTGGCAAGTTAGCAGTGTACGCCATGACAAAAGCAGGAGAAGATTTTAACCTGACTATTCCGCTTGCGGGAGAGTATAAAATTGGAAACTCATGGAAGGAGACACACTAATGGCACAAGTTGATACGTTAGTTCAAGACATATATAAACTACTAGAAACTAAACAGATACCAGAGGGAGTAGACATTGAGCAAGAATGTGAGGCTTTTGGGCGAACAATGGCAGACACACTACGTGAGCAGCTCCAGTCCTACAGTAGTAGTGGTAAGCTACGTCTATCAGCTATTGGAAAACCAGACAGACAACTATACCATCGTCACAATGGTGCAAAGGGAGAAGAACTTAAAGGGAGTACCTACGTTAAGTTTCTCTATGGTCACCTTGTCGAAGGAATGCTTCTTGCATTAACGTCAATAAGTGGACACAGTGTTACAGACGAGCAGAAGGAGGTAACTGTCAATGGCGTCAAGGGTCACATGGATGGTCGTATTGATGGGGTGCTTATGGACGTTAAGTCTTGTAGTTCCTTTGGGTTTAAAAAGTTTAGAGATAATAAACTGCACCAAGACGATGCCTTTGGATACATCGCACAGCTTAAAGCCTACGCTCACGCTGAAGGAGACACTACTTACGGCTGGCTTGCAATGGATAAACAAAACGGAACTCTAGCGTGGCTACAGTACGATGAGACAGACACTACAGCCGACTACTACAACGCAATCAACTGGAATCCAGAGGAGAGAGTAGGCGATATAAAAAAGCTCGTTGGAAGCGACTTGCTTCCGGCCCAGTGTTACGAAGAAGTGCCGGATGGCAAGAGTGGAAACATGAAGTTAGCGATTGGGTGCAGCTATTGCGACTACAAGTCCTTATGCTTTCCAGCCCTGCGTACTTATTACTATGCAGGTGGTCCAAGATACTTAACCGTAGTAGCAAAAGAGCCTCGCGTTCTGGAGGTTCCAGATGAGTTTTAAAATGAAGGCATGTGCGAAATGCGAGGTAGAGAAGCCCTTCACCGACTTTCATAAACATAGTCGGGGGAGCCAAGGAGTAATGTCCTACTGTAAAACGTGCGATAATGAGCGTGGAAAGTGCCGCCATCGGCGTAACAAAGTTGAGTTAATTAAATATAAGGGAGGTGCCTGCGAACATTGTGGTGGGGTTTTTCATCCAGTGCTTTACGACTTTCACCATAGAAACCCTAAAGAGAAGGAGTTTGAGATAGGAAATAAGCGCCTTGAACTACCAGCGGTGCAGCAGGAGTTAGATAAATGTCTTCTTCTCTGCGTTAGTTGTCATCGAATGGTGCATTACAATGATTAATAATCAAAAGTACAGGAGTAAGTTAGAGGCTCTGGTGGCCTCTTTGTTAGGCCCTACGTGGCGCTACGAGCCTTTTAAGGTGGCTTACGTGACGCACAGGAACTATACGCCTGACTTTGTGTACACTACTAAGAATATGCACATCTTAGTGGAAGTTAAAGGATTCTTCCGAGTAGGTGACACACAGAAGTACAAAGCAATTCGAGATGCACTCAAGGAAAACCAGGAGCTAGTCTTTTTTCTACAATCTGCGAAAACAAAAGTACGCAAAGGAGCTAAGATGAACATGGGACAATGGTGTGAGAAAGAAAGTATTAAGTGGTTTGAAAGCGTAGAAGATTTAAAGGAGTACGCCGATGGACACTTTTGAGGAACTGTGTGTTAAACTAATGGTTAAGAGCGACATTGAGGACATAATTGATTTGTTACAACTTACACCAGAAGACCTAGTGAGGCGGTTTGAAGACCGACTTGAAGAAAACATAGTAGCAATACGGGAGTTCTTAAATGACTGACAAGACTATATGGCATGAGCTTGATAGGTTGCACAACATAGACCCACCACCACAAAGCCGTCTTAGTGACGCTACGCCACAAGAGTGGGACAATGCGGCTAAAGCCATCAACAAGCAAGTAGGCGGCAATCACTACAAAGAAATGGCAGAGCAGCCGATAGAATTTATTACGGCTAATCAGTTAGGTTTTTGTGAGGGCAACGCCATTAAGTACATCTGTCGGTACAAAGCTAAAGGTGGCGCAGAGGATATAGAAAAAGCTATCCACTACCTACAGATTCTTAAAGAAAGCATAGCAGAAAAAGACAAACTATACGGGCTAGGAGGCACAATATGAGCAAGTACATCTACGTGGTAGGGGATAAGAACGCCCCTAAGACTAACCAGTGGGACGCCATGACTAACAACGAAGCGGAAGCAAACCGCCTTGTTAGTGAGGGTGTTGAAGGTACTGTGATGAAAAAGGTTACAGTCAGCAAACCTTTTAAGAAGAAAACACAATGAATATTGTGGATTTCCCGCCCCGTGAGGATGAGCTATCAAAACATGCTGGTGAGCGTCTAAAGTCACAGCTAGACGAAAGCACCATTCTTACGTTAGAACATGGCACGTACACTGTGTTCTTTGATACAGGGGACTCTATTATTATTTTGTCTAACGCCGCTGGTGCTGGTGAGGTATTACTCAACCTTGAGAAAGGCAAATTAGCTTTGTTAGCAGAAGTTCTTGACTCAGAGACATAGGAGACTACACATGGACCAATACCAAGAATTTATTGCAGCCAGTAGGTACGCTAGATGGTTGCCAGAACAAAAAAGACGAGAGACATGGGAAGAAACTGTAGGGCGTTACTGTGATTTTTGGTTGCGCTCAAGAAAACTTGACGCTAAAAACGCTCGTATTGTGTGGGAGGCCATTACTGCCCTTGACGTAATGCCCTCAATGCGCTGCTTAATGACAGCGGGACCAGCACTGGAGAGAGACAATGTTGCAGGGTTTAATTGTTCGTATCTACCTATTGACCATCCTCGCGCTTTCGATGAGCTTATGTATATTTTGCTTTGCGGTACCGGAGTTGGGTTTAGCGTGGAGAGGCAGTACGTGGGCAAACTACCGGAAGTAGCGGAGGCTTTCCATGATTCTGACACAGCTATTGTAGTGCCTGACTCAAAGATAGGCTGGGCTAAGTCGTTCAGGCAGCTCATGTCCCTTCTGTACGCAGGAGAGTGTCCTAAGTGGGACACCAGCAAGGTAAGAGGTGCAGGCGAGCCGCTTAAAACTTTCGGTGGACGAGCTTCTGGACCACAACCTTTAATTGATTTGTTTGTGTTCACTACTAATATGTTCAAAGGTGCCGCAGGAAGACGCCTGAGCAGCCTTGAGTGCCATGACTTGTGCTGTATGATAGCCAAGGTCATCGTAGTAGGCGGTGTTCGTAGGAGCGCACTGATTAGCTTGAGTAACCCCAGTGACGATAGGCTGCGTGGTGCTAAGAGTGGTAACTTTGGGTTACTGCACTCTGAGCGATACTTAGCTAACAACAGCGCGTGTTATACAGAAAAGCCGGAGTTTGGTTTCTTCTTAAAAGAAATGGTTGCTTTGCATGAGAGTTACTCTGGTGAGCGTGGCGTGTTTAGCCGTGTGGCTGCACAAAAGATTGCCGCTAGGAATGGCCGTAGAGAGTCTGAGCATGACTTTGGTACTAATCCCTGTTCAGAGATTATACTACGTCCCAATCAGTTCTGTAACCTGACAGAAGTTGTTATACGTGCCGAAGATACTTTAGAAACGTTGTGTGAGAAAGTTAAGATAGCTACCATACTGGGTACTTTGCAATCTACACTAACTGACTTCCGTTACTTACGTAAGATATGGAAGACAAACACAGAAGAAGAAGCGTTGCTGGGTGTTTCACTGACTGGGATTATGGACCATGAGGTGCTGTCTTCCAGTGAGCTGAACGAAACAAAACGCTGGTTAACTACAATGAAAGAGGTAGCAATTGAAACAAATAAAGAATGGGCGAAAAAGCTGGGAGTCAATCCAAGCGCAGCTATTACTTGTGTTAAGCCTAGTGGTACTGTTAGTCAGTTGGTCAACTCTGCTAGCGGTATTCACCCTAGGTTTGCTCCTTACTATCTGCGTACAGTTCGCGCAGACATTAAAGACCCACTCTCAGAGTATATGGCTTACTACGGTTTTCCTCACGAAATATCTGTGGAGTCGGATTCAACTCTGGTTTTTGGTTTTCCAGTGGCAGCTCCCGTGGGTGCGGTATGCACAGCAGAAGTGGGCGCTATGGAGCAGCTACGCTTGTGGAAGGTCTATCAAGACTACTGGTGTGAACACAAGCCGTCTATCACAGTGTACTACAAAGATAATGAGTTTCTACAGGTAGCTTCGTGGATGTGGGAAAACTTTGATGTAATGTCAGGCATCTCACTGCTACCATTTGACGGTGGCGTATATCAGCAGGCTCCGTACCAAGAGATTACCCAGGATAAATATAATCAGCTTTCGGGGGAAATGCCAGTCTTTGATTGGGAAGAACAGGCGAATTTTGAACACAACACTGACTCCACACTAGGCGCACAAGAGTTAGCCTGTGCTGGTGGTAGTTGCGAATTAATATAACTGGAGGCGTGTATGAAAAGTTTATATTTGAATGAGTATCAATTAATGGCAGCGGAGACTGCTAATTACGATGACCCTATCTATCCGATAGCGTCACTGATGGTAGAGTCAGCAGAGTTAGCCGACATATTCATTAAGCCGTGGTTACGGGGGGATGATGGTGACCCCGATAGGCAAGAGGTTGTTGCGGAGGCAGGGGACGTACTGTGGAACCTGTGTAGTCTACTGACAGACATGGGTATTACTTTGGAAGAAGTAGCTACCTACAACATTAAAAAACTAAAGTCGCGTCAAGAGCGTGGCGTAATTGCAGGTAATGGAGGTAACAGATAATGACGATGACACCACAAGTAGCACAAGCAGCGGCACAGTTTTTACAGAGAGTTACTTTAAGCCCTCCAGAGATTGAGGCTTTTGGAGTAGTAATGCAGGCATTAGAGGCGATAGTAGAGTCTAGTTCTGACCCCATCGTTTCGGCTGACCAGAGCGAGAGTCCAGATGCGTAAAATTAGGATACCTGCCTACCGATATACCTATACTCTCTACGTAGTCAGCTACTTCAGAAGGGGGTATGCCTTTAAGCTGTACGTCAGACGCTCTCCCAAGCGTGTGCTGCGAGGCTTCAGCGCCACCTACAGCGGCGTTGTGAGCAATACAGCGACAACCTGACGTAATGACTACAGGGACTTTAAAGTGGAGCCTGACGGCTTCCAGAGTCTCTAAAAGGATAGAGTCTACGGTATCAAAGCCACAGCCACACTTACAAGCGAACTCAGAGCGTTTAAAGTATTGTGAAAGCTGTGCCATTAATCGTAGTCTCTCTTTTTAAATGTTTTATAAGTTGAATACACTTTAGTTACAGCAAGTCCTAAATTCATAATAAGAAGGACTCCTGTACCTAACATTATCCATTCATTGAGTTGTAGTCCCAATACGGTCCCCGCAGCAACACCGTAAACAACAGGCTGCGTTACCAAAACTGCATTCTCTACAGTTTTACTCACTGCGTTCACCGGAATCATCCATGTAGTTCCCATACATACAGTAGCGCGGCAATCCATGCTACAGTGTTAACAGAAGACAGCACCATAGTAACATGGCCCCAGAAGTACGGAGCTGCTCTAGCAGACTCTACGTGCAGGTTGGTAATCTTATGGATTTTATCTTTTAACCTCGCATCTTTCAGCTCTTGCCACGGCCCCCGCATAGCAGGGTGGTACAAGTATTTAAACTCTGACTTTAGTTTAGCTAAGTCCCTAGCTAACCCATCTTTCCCTTCGTAATCAAACTGGTCGCTCATCGTGATGCCACTCCTTTAGTTTTCTCTATTGTCCTTGCGCCTGTCAGCCCTAACATACCCATTAGTAACGGTAGCATGACAGTCATATCTAGGGGCTGCATGATGATAGGCGTGTAAGCCTCTACAATCGGTCCTCCCATCGGTATAACCACGTAGTTAATACCCAGTGCAAAGACAGTCAACCAGCCGCAGGCGGGACGCCAGCCACCTTTAAAGAGAGATTCACTAGAGGCTTCCGCTTTGTTAATCTCTAACTGTGCTAAAACCTGTGCGTGTGCGTTCTGTTCAGCCATCGTAGCTATCTTGTACGATATTTCTGCTTGCTTATCTTTGTCTACAATAAACTCAGACAATAGATTAGAGATAGGGTCTACCAGTGTGCCTACTATAGCTGTTGCAATACTCATTTAGATTTAGCTCCAGAACACTTCCAACGTTTGCGTGACAGGTTATTGGGCGTGTTAGGGTCGCTTGCTTTCTTCTTAGACACGCCTTTCTTTATTCCGAGACTTCTAGCGCAGTACGCATCACCTTTAGAGGTGCCTGCTTTGACTCTAGGCCCACCACCTTTGGCAGCACCTGCTTGCCCGTAGCTAACTTTCTTTCCGCTAGAGGTTACTTTAACCTTTGCTTTTCCTTTTGCTGGTTTAGTCATTATTTGTACCCCATGAAGTTAGGTGGAGGAGAATACCCTGAATTAAACATTCTTTCATCATCGTTAGAGTACGCTACCATCTCATCTGTAACTCTACCCCTATATTCTTCAAGCCACTCCGTATTATCTCTTACAAAATTAATAGTGCTATTGTACGCATCTCCAAAACTACCTAAATCACTTTTACTATTTTCTTCTATATTATCTAAATGAGTTAAACGTGTAACAATAGCTTTCCGAACAGCAGGCTCTTGCGCTTCTTGTAACTGATTAACTAGCTTTTCTTGTTCAGCAGACATATTATTTGGCCTCTTGTTTTTCTTCTTCTTCTGTTTGCTTTAGTAATTCTAGTAAATAAATACGTTCTATAGCAAAATCTCCGGGGCTAGCGTTAAATTCTTTTAATGCCCTACCAACAAACTGCCTTCTTTTCCCGTTAGTTAGTGCTTTCCATCCTTTGTAAGCCGCATACGTACCAGCAGTAGCGCCTGCAAATATACTTAAACCTGCCGCACCGCCCCCAAAAGCAGAAGCTAACCCAGCCGCGCCGTATGTACCAGTAGCTGCTAAAGCTAAAGGCGTTTTAGGTAGATTAGCAGCAGAAGCAGCTTTTCTACCTATCTCAAGTAAAGAGTTATTCGCTTCTTTAGCAACTAAAGGTATTAAAACATCTTGAGCTTTAATAAGGTTATGCGTCCTATTCATTAAGTCATGTGCGTCACCGTTGGGTGTAGCTGCTTTTATACGTTGATTAATTGCGTCACGTATCTGACGGGCCGCTGTTTGTTTAGCAGAGTGTTTAGCTTCGTCATATACTTTTGAACCTGCTTCTACGTAGGCATCAAACTGTTTTCTCATTTCTAACAGATGTAGTACCCTTGGTCCTTTATCTGTTACTGACTGCACAGGCAAATCATTTAATAGTTTAATGGCTTCTTGAAAATATCCTTCTGCAAATTTTTGTCCGTTTTGATAAAGAGAGTCGTAACCGTCCATAGTAGCAATGTCGTCAACTACTTTTTGTAAGTCTGCTTTTAAAGTATCAACATTAACGTAAGGATTTCCTGCTTTTCTTAAAGCTATTTTAGTATCTTCAGTTAATTTTTTAGCTTCTTTATAAATTGCACTATAGTTATGCGTGTTCCATTTAGTAGGGTCTACATCGTCTACTAGCCCAACGGCTTCAATCATAGTGTCTTCTGGAGAAGACGGGGTGTATGTTTTATTTTGAGTACCCATTGGGCCTTTTTCAACAGAAGTAACACCGTCCCCTACTCTTGTCTCAGGAGTTAGCATCTGAGTAATGCCATTTTTTCTAAGCCTCTGAACCCTAACAGTTCCTTTTGCAACTTGTTTTCGCCCCATTTTAACACCCGGAATAGCGCCCAATTTAGGAATAGCTACCTCGCTAACTACTCCGGTGTCACGCAAAATACCTGCTTCTAAAGGATATTTTTCTTCAAAAACACCCCAAGATTCCATGCCTTCTCCTAAAGCGGTCATTGCGTAGTTAGCAACCGCACTATCTTTTATAGCACTAAGTCCGTTCCTTACTACGGCGTTATCAATAACTATAGACTTACCCCAAGTTTGTTTCCAAGCGTTAATCCCTTCGTTACTAATAAGCTCGGCTGTCTTTAGTAGTGGTCTTGCTAAGTCAGCCGCTAAAGATAAAGGATTAGCCATAGCAGGGTCATCTGTAGGAGCGCCTAACTCCCCTTCTTGTAACTTTTGACCTGCTTCTTGAAAAGCGCCCATAGCTTCTTGTGCGCTCATTGCTGTTGTGTCAAACATAGCGTCACCTTTGTCTGACAAATACTGCGCCCCAGCAGCTACTGTTTTCTGTACGTCTTGGCCTAAACCTTTTGCTGCATTCATAAAGTCAGCAAACGGCTCATTTTGCACAGGAGGGGTTGGTGGGTACGTTACAGCTAACGCCGAGTTAATATCTTCGTCAGTCATAGAAGAAGGAAAGTTGTGATTTTTCATACTTCCGTCAGGCATTTTTACAGGTATTGTTTTAAAGGCAGGTACTGGAGTATCCACAGTTACTGGCGTAGGCGTTGCCATTACTTAACCTCCGGTGTTTCTGGGTATATCATTGTTCCTGTTGCTACGTCCCAAAAAGGTTCCTGTGTAGGAGTAGCGGCGGCTGTTTGTTCAGGCACTATAAAAGCATCTAAAACTTCAGTCTGACCTGATAAAAATGGTGACTTTTTAAGGAAAGCCTTTGTATCTGTAAACTGTTTACGCATATTTATTATCGCTTGTTTACGCATTTTAAGAATACGTGTAAGAGCTTCGGGTGTGTTTACAGGGTTAGCACCAGCAATATCTTTTGCGAACTCCATATCTTTATCTGACAATCCTGTTCCAGAACCAAAAGCCGTAATTTCTTTTCCGACTAATTTACCAATGTTTGCCATGTATTCTTGTTGATTTGCAGCGGTGTTTTCTACGCCTAGTTCTGCGCCCATTTCTAACATCCACTGTTCTATAGGTGCTGTAGCTCCTGTAGCCATATCAGGAATTAACGATAAGTTTCTATCAATAATATCTAAAACAGCAACGTCATCTCTTACGTTATTATAGAGGTCTATAAAATTATCTACGCCACCTAAAGCTAACTTTTCTACTACATTATTAGAAATGTTTGTAATTTTTTGTAGTGCCACATTAGCAGATAAGCCCATTGCAGAAGGTTCTTTCCATGTGTTGTCTTTAGGGTCAAAGACATAACCGTATTCATTTGTTCGCATTGAAACAGGGCCTACGCCTGTCATTTGATATGCTTTTGCATCACCTTTTCTGCCACTTAGTACGTTTTGGAACTGTTGCACAGTTAAGTCGCCAAGGTCTTGAGCATCAAACTGTTCCTTAGTAATTCCAGCATTTACAGCTAACGCTCTCCGAGCAGGTAAACCTCCTTTTATTACCAATTTTTCAGTCTCTAATTCAGTGACTGTTTTCTGGTCTTGTGGAATGTCGCTAGCCCCTGCTAGTATACTTGAAGCTAATCCTGGTCTTCCAACAGCAGTGGCTCTCTTAGCTAAACTTTCTCTTGTTTGTTGTTCTTTAAGTTTAGCGTCTTCAGCTATTCTCCTATCATTAGCTAATGCTCCTGCTGCCATTGATTCTTTATTGTTACCTATTTTAGCATAAATATTAGCAGCAGCCTCTAATCCGTCAGCGGTAGATAAATCTTGTTCAGCTAAATCACCACGACCTTGGGCCTGCCTAGCTTCAGGAGTCATCATAGAGTAATTATCTATTGTTCCCCCTGACAGAGTACCTGCTAAGTTACCTGCGCCCCTAGAAAATACATCTAAAGGCACACCACTAGGCAGCGGTTGCGCTTTAATTGCGTTGTTCATTTGTGCAAACATTCCTGATAAGTCAGCAGCCATTATGTTCCCCCTCCTATCCCACCTAACATACGTAACAGACCAACAAGGTTCTGGCTTTCTGCGTTAGCGTAGTTAACGTCAGCAGTGCTTCGGCCTATACCTAATTGTGCTAACAGACCAGCCGTGTTTTGATTTGCGCTGGACGTTATTTGTCCTTGTTGTAAGCCTTGATTACCAAACCCTTGCATTTGTTGATACGGCATGTATTGATTTTGGAACATTTGGTTGCCCATCTGCGACTGCACATTCTGATAGTTACCGCCAGCCGTAAGAGCTGACTGTCCTAATTGATTATACTGTGCAGCTTGTGAACCATATTGATTAGACAAACTACCATACTGATTAGCCATGTTAGCTTGGTTCATCATTTCTGTTTGAGCTTGTCCCATTGCTTGCATAGATGCTTGGTTTCTTGCTTCGGATTGTGCCTTACCAAAAGCAAATTGTTCAGGAGAACCGCCATAAGCCTCTGTAGACATGCCTCCTCGACCAGAACCAAACAACCCTGCATTCATAGAGTCTTGTTGTCTTTGTTCTTCTGGACGTTGCATGTCACGCATACGACCATATATATCTGATTCTCTTTGCGATGTGTTTTGTAGTGAGTTCTGCATTGCGGCGTTAGAGGCATTATAGGCACCACTGCCTCTTTGGTTAGCTTGCTGTTGAAAACCCTGATTTTGGTTATACATATTATTAAAACGCGGGTCCATGCTTTGTGAAGAAGCAAACATACTGTTAGCTCCAGTTTGCATATTGTCTACGTTTGCTTGTTGACCGCTTGACAAAGCATTCGTCATCTGTCCGGTTGCAGGGTCATAGTTTGTGGAACCCAGACCACTTGAGACACCCCAAGGTTGGAAAGTACCGTACCCTGTAATGTCAGCTTTTGCTGTGTCTAAATACGCATTGGTATTTTGACGGTTATTATCCATATTCCCTTGAAGTTTATTATAACCGTAAGCACCCGCTGCTATGCCAGCGGCAGAGCCGCCCCAATTATCCCACCAAGAGGTAGCTTCTGCTGGAGTCGGCATCAGAACGTCCCTCCATCAACTACACCACCGCCTGTCATAGTACCAGTGAAAGAGGGGTTTACGTTACTTAAAGTCTGGTTACTAAAAGTTGATATTGCGCTAAACTCAACGTCAAAAGCAGACCCAGATATACGTTTTGCAGGGTCGCTAGGAGCTTTTAAATCCCTTGCCCCAAATGTTATATTCGGACTTGTTGGATAAGTGTAAGTTGTCATTATAAAATTCTCCCTTGGAGTGCTTGTATGTTTATTTCTTGTATGCTAATTAAACTTCCTGTAACATTAGAAGTAAAACCAATAGATATATTACGACCACTGCCCCACACGTTATATTTTAACTCAGTAAGTTCGTTAGTAACACCGTATTCTCCTACTCTTGCGTTAGCTTGGGGCGTAGCTTGTACCCACTCGACTGCTCCTGTTGGGTTGGGTAATGGTAACAAGGGTACACCTACTACTGCATCGTAAGGCGTCCAGTTGCTAAACGCAGGTCTATTATTTATGTTTTTTTCAATAGAGTTATTAACAGCACTATTAAAGTTAAACCCCCAATTAAGAGTTAAAGTTCCTGCTAAACCACCTATCACAGTAACGTCTACTTGTTTAGGAAAAAGCACATTTACTGGAGAACCTAGATTTAAAGGATTACTTTGATATTCCATAAGTATTTTAGTCGCAACAGCAGCTCCTCCTGAGTCTAAAGTAACATCTTCTGCGCCCGTGTATACATAAACACCCCCAGAGCCTCCAAATAAAGTTGTTCTATTTCTAGTGCGTAACCCACAACCTACCTTTAAAATGTCCCAACGAGTTGCTCTAAATGCACCTGTTTGTAGTGGTTGCCATGTGTCAAAAACGTAAGCAGAATTACTACTTCTAAAAAAACAACAATAAAAGCTGTCCTCTTTATGAAAAATACCTTGAATTTCAGACGCCTGCTCACTAACAATAGCCGCTTGTATGTCACTTCGTATGTTAGAAGATACATCATTTAAAGGCAGTGTGCTATCCTGTAACGTTCTATTTAAAGAACGGATACCAGACGCATCACAAAACATAAAGTCTTCTCCTGTAGGAACTAGGCTGTCTCTAGCAAGACACCCAATGCCTTCTATTGTATCTGAAAGACGTAAACTGTTTACTACGTCACTTGTAGTGCTGTATACTAAAATGTTGTTCTCACCAAAAATAACTAAAAAATTGTTGTGTGCTGTAATAGCTGTTATTGTTCCGTAGCCGGAAGGCCAATATTCTGAAGTTTGCAAAGAACCTGAGCCGCCTGCGTTCCATACTGTTCCGTTTAAAATACTAGACCAAGAAACTGAAGTAGGGTTATTACTAAAACCAGCAAACCAAAGGCGCCCAAACGCTGCGTGAACACAACTAGGATTACCGTCAGTACCCGCAATACCCGCCATGTTAACTTCTGCCCATGTTCCTCCTGCGTATACAAGAGGATTTTGCCCTACTTGTACAAAATACATTTTATCGTTTAGTTGTGCCATCTGCCAATTATTACCACCAACAGTGTAATTTACTGGAAGTGTTTGCTCTACTAACTCAAAAGGAGCAACTGTTTGTTGAATAAATATTTTGTTGTTACCGCAGGCAAATATTGTAGACACGCCAGTATCTTCTTTAATAAACTCGCCAATTACAGCAATAAAAGAAGTTCCTAGAACAGTAGGGTTTGTTGTTAAATACTTAAACCCTTTGCGGCTAGACAGTCTTCCTAATTTATCTATTGTACAGTTATTCGCAACAGCACAAAAACTAGGGTCTGACGTAAGAGGAGAGTCTTCTGTATTTAAACCACCAAAACCAGGAGAAGGTAACGGAATATTTATTTGTTGTTGTGGCATTAAGCAAATCTCACGTTTGTATTGTAGTCTTGGTCATTGGCGTACCAGTTTAATTCATTAGCATATAAGGCGCTGTCTTGTGCAATAGCATCACTAAGGTGCCTATCGGCTGTCATAAACAATTCAGAGGTAGGTGCCCCACTCACTTCCCCACGCTCGCGAGAGGCAAGCGCAGTGGCAAGAGTAAAAACGGGAAGTGAGGGGACTAAAATTCTATCATTAGCATTTACTAACGGTGCCTGGTGGCTTGTTCTGTCTATGCCAATACCCCACTTAGCTTGAGGAGCAGTAGAACCACTATTTACAGGCGAAGGGGGCCAAACTGTAAGCTCTATTGAGCCTTCTAAACTAAAATTTCCTCCGGTTGGTACAGAAGGTCTTGACCCGCTTGTTTCGCCTGTAATAGCGAAAGAAGTAGGTCTTCCTGTAATCGCCGGATTAGGGGTTTGATAGTAATTACGCATGGCTTCTGTTGTAATCCAAGACATATTATTTATAGGTTGAGTCTTATCCTGTAACATAAAAAACCCATCCAAAACTAACGGAAAACTATAAACACCATGAATTATGTAGTGGCTATCAATAGACTTAGGCAAAGCTATTGTATTTCCTTCGTAATAGTTAAACTGAGTATACACACCTTGGTCCAAGATAAAATTGTTTACATTAGTATCGTCAAGTATAACAGAATCTGTGCCTCGTAAAGCACCCCACTGCCACGCATCTTCTACTCTGTCTTTAGCGTCATTTACAGCACTTCCTATAAAAGCCCAGTAGGGATTAGCAGCACCATCAAGCTGTTCAGCCGTAATTTGTTCTTCTCTAAGTCGAACTAATACGCTATTTATTAATTGTAGATATGTCATTTGTTAGTTCCTATGTTATGCGTTACGAGTTCTTCTACCACGCCCATCTTCTTCGTAAGTTTGCTTAATATACCTGCCAGATTTTTTCTGTACTGCTCCAACAATGTCACCAGCAATTGCTTCTTTCTGTTCCCGCAACACTGCCATGCGTTTCTGAACAGAAGCTAAGTCTCCTTCAGACAAAGAAATGATTTGAGTAATTCTAGCTAAACGATACAACTCTTTGTCAATCATGTAGTTATCTTGTTCTGCTTTTTGTTGTCTTTTATTTTCTCCTCCTCCTCCTCCTCCTCCTCCTCCTCCGGATGGTGGCGTTGGTGGCAATACCTCCGATACTGGTTGGTCGTTATAAGATAGTGGCAATACCTCCCCATTAGGCAATACGTCTTCACCACCTTCATTACCTATGGGCAATACGCCTTCACCACCTTCATTACCTATGGGCAATACGTCTTCACTTCCTCTATTTTCCTGTTGATTAGACAAGGCTTGTTCTTGCATAGCCCGTCTCATCATCTCGTCTTTTATTGTCTGTTCTTGAGGCAATACATTTTCATCACCGTAACCAAACGCCTCGTCAAGAAAATTTGAATTAGGGGGTGGGCCATTAGGTAACACGGTTTCTTGAGGATAACCAGCAGCTTCTAGGGCCGCGTTTTCTCTGTCTTTTGTTGCTTTTCCTGTTAACGCATCTATAGCGTTTTGTAAAAATGAACTAGCTTGTTCCCCACCAGTGTCACCTTCAGGTAACTGACTTTCTATACTTCCTTCTGTTAAATCGGGGTCTACTCCTAAATTTGCATACAGTTCGTTAGGGCTATTACTAGCCTGTAAGTTCTGTTCCATGTAACTTTCAAAATCAGCGCTGTCAGATAACCCAGACGCGCCTGACTCCCAAGCATCGTAAGCATCAGTTACTATGTTAATTGCATCTGACCATGATTCTGCTCCAGACGATAACATTCCTTCTACGTCACCTATAAAGTTTGCTGCTTCTTTGGGGATTGAAGTTACTTTATCTTTTAAATAATCTATTCTTCCCGGTCGGTTCCCGCTTGGTGTATTAAATCTTGCTCCCGCCATTGGGTCTGTTTCTTGAATGTGCGTCCACGGAATTGAATCACTACGGGGCGCCCACGCAGAAAATCTTTCGTCATAACGAACATTTTGTTGGAAGTTGTAATCTGCGGCGCTGTTTAACGAGTTAAGCGCATCTCCTTCAGTAATACTTCCTGCGTCAAGGTCAGAAAGGACTCCGTCTACCCAATCCTGAGATTCTAGATTCCCACGGTGGTCAGGGTTGTCTGGGTCTATATAATTAACATCTCTAAAAAAATCTAAGTCTTGATTAGATGCCTGAGATTGCGCCATACCAACTAAATCATAATTAGAGTTTTCGTATTCGCCTGTACGTGAGTTATAACCTAGGTATTCTTCTAGCCCCATCGCAGCCTCTAACGCACCCCTTTTATGGTCTTCCAGTGCTTGGGCGTGTTCTGGAAAGTTACGCTTGTCCTCGTCCGAGTAATACGTATCTGCAAACGCTTCGCCGTACAGGTGGTTTGTCTTCTCAAACCATTCTTGTCTAAACGCCTCATCCCATTTATCGCCAGCAGCAGACGGTGCGTACAATGCGTCACCGCCCAAAAACTCTGAAGCAACGTTAAAAGGGGTTGCTAAAAACTCTAATGTGTTTGATATTGGTGCTGTACTTAGATACTCGGTGTCAAACCCCATTTTATTTAAAAGACCTTCTTCTCCAAATAATTTTCCAAAGTCTGTAGTCTTATGAAGTTTTGCTATGTGTTCTCCAAACGCAGTTTCTCGAGTTGCATAATCGGCTATTGCCTCGGGTGACATGCCTGCTATCTGAGCATCTGTCATATCAAGATAGTTCCACTCAGGTTTTCCTAGTTCTTGTCTAGCTAAGTCTGCTATGTCATCTGTTTGGAATACATCATTAAAGCCATCTTTAAGGGATTGAATACCTCCTCCAATTAAGCCGCCATACGCAATATTTTCTAAGTCAAACTCACCTTCCATTGCACCTGAAACAAAAGCATTACCAGCTCCTTCTATAGCACCTGTCTCAAAACCCCCACCTGCGTATGACGCATAATCGCTTATCATCCCGCTTGTTGCACCACCAACCCCACCTTTAAGTCCTGCCACAGCAATGTCGGTTAAATCAAAACCTTGTCCTGACGTTGCTTGGCTTAAAGCGGTTGTACCTGCGCCTGTTAAAGCACCTGTTATAACGTTTGCACCTAGAGTTGGCACTACAGTTCCTGCGGTGGCTCCGGCTGTAGTACCCCCTAGAGCTGCTCCTGCTGGGGCCGCCGCCGCCCCTATAAACGTAGCCTGCGCTACTGCCATTACAACAGGCATAACTTGGTCAAAGAACGCGTCAGTATCTGGACCCTGCTTGTTCTGTTTTACGTACTTCTGATACTCTCCTTTTCCTGCGCCACCTGATTTGTGATAGTATCCGCCGTGTCCGTCAAACTTTAATTTGTTACCTAATTCATCTTCACCTAAGTCTGGACGGTTATCCCCAAACCCTGTGTTTAGTACGTATATTGCATCGCCGTCTTCGTAAATAGGCATTTTACCTTGTTGTACATACTGATTATTTACAAAGTCATGTTGAGTAGCGCGAGTACCAGAGTTAACGCTGGACAAAGAACTGCCGCCGTTCATCAAACTACCGTTACCACTTAGCTTTCCGCTTCTGCCACCAAACGCATCAAGATTTTCGTCAATGTTAAGGCTATCCATATAGCCATATACATCGTCAGTGTTAGTAAAAGCAGGGCCGGAGTAATTAGTTAGTGAATTACGATTATTGTTCTCTGTTTGTGAAAATGAACTATCACCCTTTTTTAACAAATTTATAAAAAAGTTAGGGTCTTTTTTGAGTATGGCGTTTGTTTGGTCTGTTGTTAAGTTGCTATAAGCACCACTTTGTAAAGTTGGAAGGTTACCTTCTAACGCAGTAGCCCAATTAGCATCAGACCATTTACTTGTGTCGGCGTAAGGATTAGAAGCAGAAGTCTGCATCATACCTTGTTGTGTTGGTTGTGGGCCACCACCTGCCGACACACGCCCTGCTCCTATTGAATTAACTTGTTTGTTAGGTGTGTTGTTTTGCATAGCTTGTTTCATCATGGCATTTTTTATTGCCTGCGCCTGCGAGGGTGGTATCGTACCCTGTTGATTAGGGGCAGGAGTCTGCATCATACCTTGCTGATTAGGCAAGGTTTGTTCTTGCATAGCCTGTTTCATCATAGCGTCTTTTATTGCCTGCGCCTGCGAGGGTGGTATTGTACCTTGCTGGTTTGTAGCTAGATTATTTAAGCCCTGCAAGTTAAGTCGTGTTCCTTGTCCAAACATTATACGATTCCTATTCGGTCAATTAATGTAATGCTCACGCTTCTAACGCCTCAACTCTATCTGTTAACTCTTGGTTAGCTTGTGTAAGCTCCTTAATAGACTCGACAAGCAGGCCGACCATGTTTCCATATCCTACAGCGAGGTAGCCGTCTTCGTCTTCGATAACAGCTTCGGGGAGTACAGCTTGTACTTCCTGTCCTATCAGACCAGTGGCTACTGTGCCGTTCTCTATGTACGAGAAGGTTATGCCGTTGAGGGTGTTTACCTTAGCGAGTGCGCCAGTGATAGGCTCTACGTTCTCCTTCAGGCGTATGTCAGAAGAAGACCCCATCGAACCTGTGTGTAACCAGTTACCAGTATTACCTGCCATGATGAGAGTGCCGCCTCCTGACAAAAGCCTAATGTCGCCCGCTGTCACAGTGTTCCGTTCAGCATCGGTAGCGTTAATGATTATGCTCTTAGTGTGAGAATTACTCTCTCCTGCTCTGTTTCCTATTGCTATGGCTCCTGTACTTTGACTTATCTCTCCTGCTTTGTATCCTATTGCTATGGCTCCTGTACCTTGTGTATCCTCTCCTGCTTGGAATCCAATTGCAATTGCGCGATGCCCCTGCGTAGTGTTACCTGCCTTAGTACCAATAGATACCCCATCCAGTCCCTGTGTAACTTCTCCTGCCTGGTATCCAATAGCAATGGAGGTAGTGCCTTGCGTAGTTTGTCCTGCTTGGTATCCAACAGCAATGCATCCGCCACTACTGCCTTGCGTAGTTTCTCCTGCTTGGTATCCAATAGCAATGGAGTCAACGCTTTGCGTAGTTTGTCCTGCTTCGTATCCAATAGCAATGGAGGTACGGCCTTGCGTAGTTTCTCCTGCTTTAGTACCAATAGCAACGGCTAAAGTTGCTTGCGTAGTTTTTCCTGCTCTATTACCAATAGCGACAGCAAAACTGCCTTGCGAAGTAACTCCTGCACCCGGCCCAGCTCGAAAGCTATCAAGCCCAGCGCCTTTGCTTAGGAGGCTTCCAGTTGCTTCAAGGGTTGTGAACTTTCCTGAACCTTGTGAAGCCACTCCAATAGAAGTTGCAACTAAAGTTGTAAAAGCACCTGTGGATGGAGTAGACGCGCCTATTGTGGTTCCGTTTATTGTACCTGCCACAAGTGTCGCGGTTCCAGTAAACGTGTTGTTTCCAGTAAACGTGTTGTTTCCAGTAAACGTGTTGTTTCCTGTCCATGTGTTGTCTAGAGGAAGAAGACTATCGTTTAAACTAATAACACCACCAGCCGTAGACCCTACCCAGAGTTTTCCGTCTGTAGTGTTTACAGCTAATTCTCCGACAGCTAAAGATGCAGGTGTTCCTGTTGCATTGTTTTTTGTTTGAATTACAACGGCCATGCGGTAAACTCCTTATGGGGTGGTTATAGTTATAGAAGTAAAAATACACGCCGTGTTGTCGCTTGGATTATCAAAACCTAGACGGCTTATTAACAAAATAGCGCCTGACGAGCCTGCTAAAAATGCCGTCCCACTATTATTTATTAAAGCTGCTAGCACTGAAGGTATTTTATCTGCCGTAACGTTTCTTGGAATGGTAACTGTTAATGTGTCACTTTCGGTAGCTGGGCTACGAGTATTTGTAACATTAAAAGTAAGAGTTGTTCCTTGCGACCAAACACCCGAAGGAAGTAAAGGTACTGACCACGCTAAGGAAACAACTGTTGTATACGGTAATGAAAATAGATATAAAGGAATCGCAGGAGTAAGCACCATAGGTGCAAGACCTTGACTAAACACATACGTAGGAACAATTGAACCAGTTCCTTTTCTTTCTCGTTTAATGTAAGGTGAAGTAACTGTATTTACGTAAGCTGAGTCTGCATAAACTACTGTTCCTCTAGGGTTGCCATGCCATGTGTTTTGTGTAATTAAAGTAGCAGAGTTAACAAAAAGAGGCTCAACACCGCTTCCTCTTAAATTCATGTCTTTGTTGTAAATAACAAAATCTTTAATTGCCCCAACCCAACCCCCATTTGTCGGAGATGGTGTGCCTGAAGTATCTTTATCTCCTATTGAAAATTTTACAGGTGCTTCACTTGGCGCTGAGACACTATTAGAAGCAATAACAGTTGGCACTGCATTATTTACGTCAGTAACAGAAAGATACAACGTACCGCCTACTGCGTCATACTCCATAAAAAGACGTTGTTGTTTATTTAATGCAGGGCCGTTACCTACACTTGAACTCATACTTACGCCGTTCCAGCGAAACAGCCAGCTCAAATCTGTATTAACGCGCAAATATGAATTTGAACTGCTATATTTTATAGCTAACGCTCCTGAAGTACTAACAGGAGCAGCACTCGCTACTACTGTCATAGCGATGCTCCAGCCGCCTGTCTGAACCATGTTGGTACCATACAAATCCACACGGGAAGTTCCATTAAATGCAGCACCACTATTAGAATAAGTGATTGCCGACAGATTCTTTGAATCTGGCATCCCGGCAATTTGAATGCCTTTTTGCACTTGAGGTTGAGATGTATTTGTATTTCTTGCTTGCTGGAGTGTTGTTAAGAATTTAATATCAGAAGAAAGATTAGACGTTGTGGGTACAATTACCGAATAAGCGTTTGCAGGAACAGGCACACCGTCCACTAGAAGGTTGCGTGAGTTATTGCCTACCCACAGCACATTAGGTGTTTTTTCTATTGCGTGTGGCTTCCAAGACCCATCAGATGCCGTCCTGCCCTCTGCCACATTTTCGTCCCGCAAGGTCTTAAATACAGGAACGTCATACAAGTCAAATACCTGCACTAGCACTCTATCAGCAGGTGTCGCGCTCCATAACCATTGCTCAACAATATCTAAATTTCCGTTTGACGCTCTTATTAAGCCATAGAGGTAAGTGCCGTCATACGAAAGCCCTTCAAGTTTTCCCGCTTCGGCGTTAAATGTGAATGCAGGCGTTCCTACGTTTGGATATGAATTGGTAGTATAATTGTATTCAACAATTGAACGGTTACCGTTAGACGTGCCACTTGGTTTGCCACCAAAATAAAGAGTCCCCCCAATGACTACGGCAGCGTCTGGGTTAAACTCTGTATGCGACGGCGCTATATTGAAAGATGTAATCTGCCACTTGCCTGATAAGGACGGGTTTGGGATAAGTTTATAAACAGTGACTATATCAGTAGTATCATTAAAGTTATTAATAACGTAAACAACGTCCTCAGTGTCAGAGGCGGCATTTACTTCTAATTCAGTTGTATTAACGCTACTTAAATCAGCATGAAAGTCGCTAAAAAAGGCCCTAAGCTCAGACTGCGCGGAGGAAAATCCAGACAAATTGTTAACGCCAAAACTTACGCCGGAGTCACTAGCCGCAACTAATTGATTTGATGTTGCATCATAAGCAAGACTTTGTAGTGAACCTTGTGTTGCAGACGCAGGAAGATAAGAAATACCTGTCTCTAGTAATAGTTGTCTTGTAGTCATTAGGTTTCCTTAGCAGTGATAATAGTAATTAAATTGCTGCCTACTTTAGAAGTAGACAACAATTATTTTTTAGTTAATTAAGAAAGTGTCCAAGTAACAGGATAAACTGTTGTTGCAGAACCTCCAGAGGGGATGTGGTAATACGGAGAAGCTACTCCTGTATCATTAATTGTTGCTGTGTTTATTACGTTACGTACAGAACGTACTTTATTACTTGACGTTTCTTTTACAGTATTTATAGTTTGAACTGCCATACGTTATACTCCTTATGCGGGGGTTGTTGTTGAGGTTGTCCATGCTTCAGTTACGGCTTTTGTTTGAGTTGCTCCAGCAGCTCGCCAGTAAACTGTAGTGTTTTGTTGTACAACTTCAGTGCCTACAGAAGAAGTCCACATATTGCGGATTGAACGGTCAGAAACATCTTGTACGGTACTACGGAAGGCTGTTGTATAAGCCATGATAATTCTCCTTGTTAAAAGTAAAAAGCCCCGCCCCTCAGTCTTCTCCGGTTACCGAAAAAGTCAAAGAGAGGAAGAGCATTATTGTGGTATGGTCTAGTTGTTAACTACAACGTTAACGCCAGACTCAGGACGGTAGCAAGCGCGACCAAACAGACGGTCAGCGGTGTACAGAGTGCTAAGAAACTCTTGCTTGTACTGTGTCTGTGAACGTACACCAACTTGCTCTGCAAGAACGTAAGCGTCCTTGTGAGCCAACAGTGCGCCACGTTCGCCAGAAGCTGCTCGAACAACAGGTACGTTAGTGCTGACGTAAATATCTACGCCGTACAGCTCACCAATTTTACCGGAGACTGTTCCTTTGTTATTTACAAAGTCAGTAGAGTTGTAACGCTCAATGCCACGAATGTCATTACAGAGGCTAGGTGGGATTACAAAGAAACGGCCAGTCATCGGCACATCGTTGTCATCCAGAATCTGCAAAGCGTTACGGAAAGTACCGTCAGTAAAAACGTTAGCAGCGGGTACGCCAGTTGCTACGTAAGGGGTTGAACCACCAACGCCAGCAGCAGGGACAGAAGGCATAATAGACTGACTGTGAACCCAGCTAGTACCGTTTCCGTCACCCAACTGTGTACCAAGGGTAAACAAAGAAGAATCGGCCTGTCGTGCTAGTGCATAGCCAGCGTCAGAAGTGTAGAACCTACGAAGACTAGCCAAAGCCTGAACTTCAGTAATATCTTCAATCATACGGGAGTATTCCCAGTGTTGGTCGATATTAATAATCAGTTCGTTTTCAACGTCTGCAAGCAAAGTTACAGAAGTAGCTGACGCCTTAACAGAAGCGTTACCACGGATGGGAGAAGGAACGTGAATAACATCACCTTTCTTTCCTTTCATGGACATTTTTTTAACAAGGTTAGCGAGGACAAGAGACTTCTCGTACTCAGCGATGACTTCATCCGACCAAATTTGGGGGATAAAAGTAGCGGCTGTACCAGTGTTTCCACCGGGGCCAGGAATTGAACTTACTTGTGGTGTTGCGGGAAATGCTGCCATGTTATATGACTCCTAAAAGGTTATTTAACGCGACCCTCTTGATACGCCAGCATAATCTCAGGATTGAGTGCTTCATAGCGGTCAGGGTCTGTTTTCATCAGTTTAATTATGTCAGCCCTACGATAAATACGTTTACTACCTGAGTTACCACTGCCACTTACAGAGCCTGTAGAGGCTTGTTTAACGGCGGCTTGTCTAGCTTGTGTTTCATTCTGAACAGCTTGTCGAGCAACCGAAGTACGTTCTTTAAAGTTGCTGACAAGTTCATCAGCGGCATTAAAGTCATAACCTTGGTCTGCACGTTGGTAAAGCTCCATGCGAACAGGTGACCCTTGTACCCACTCAGTAAAAGCAGGGGCTTGCAGAACTTGCTGCATGTCAGGGTGTTTCTGTTGCAGTTGATTTAGCGAGGATGTTCGCTTCATCACTTGAGCTTGCTGTTTAGCGTTCACCACATCAGGATGTGTTTCTATCGCGTGACTTACTGCCTTTGCAGGGTCTTCAAAAAAATCTAGTGACTCTGGTTCAGGCGTTTGGTTTTGTGGTTGAGATTGGTTATGTATATAACCGTCTACTACTTTACGAAGTTCGCCTACTTCTGACCCTTGTGAACCAATTAGCTTTTCAGCTTGTTGGTGCATACCTACTACCTCTTGAATGCTTTTTCCCCTGTATTTTTCAGGAAGCTCATATTCAATAGTAGGCTCTGGGGCTGTTGCTTCAGGTTCAAACGATAGAGTATTGTCTAACGTGTCTTCACCTTTGCTAACTAAATCATCTGTATTTTGAGTGTCTTCATAAGTATCTAGTATCTCTGCTGCCATAATTAAATCTCCGGTCCATTTAGGAATTGTCGGCTTTCTTTTCTAATGCAATTTTTTGTTCCCGATTCTTTACCCATTTATCGTGCGCTGTAGGAAAACCAGCGGCATCGTTTCCGGGTAAAACAAATTTAGGGATGTGTTGCACTTTATTAGCAAGTTTGTTACAGGTAAGGCAATCTACTGTTACAGTCTCGTTATCTAATAGTTGGTCGTACATGGTTGTACCGCAAAAGGTACAATAAAAATCATTTAGCACTTTCATACATCTAACGCCTCCTCCTCAGCCCTTAAAAGGGTTTCCTGAAAACAAAGCATTTTGTCAATAGTGTTTATTTGACCTTTACGAAAATGTAGGTTATCGTTATTTGATATGTCTCTAATATCACCTATAAAAGCAGTTTGGTCTTCTAGCTCAAGCAGTAGTATGCTCCAGCCTTTAGTCTTAAACATCTCTTTCATGTAGGCGAAGTAGTCTTCATCCGTAAGGTCTTCTACTTCTTTATTTTCCATAGTATCCTCCTTGCCAAAGGGTATGAGGATATACAGGTATTACACCCAGTATACCACAGTTTACTTAAAATGTGTCTTTATTTTTTAGTTTTTTCTTGTTTTTGTTCTACACTGTCTAAACGAGCAGTCATGTCTTTAAGTTGGACATGAATCTCCTCTAAAAGACCGTTAACTTCTTCTAAAATCTTGTTTAAATCACCACGCATAAGCATAAGTATATCCCTCTTTAGTTATTTCTAGTTTGTTGAGACTGAGATAGTCGTATTGCTGAGTCCAGATTTATCCGTTTCTCCTCTATGTCCAGTTTACGTTCTTTAAGCTGAGTGTCTGCAATTTGTAGCCTTTGTGTAAATTCTTCTTTAGTTACACCTGCTTTAACGTCAGTAACAGCGTCAATTCGCTCATTTTCAATCTTTCTAGGCTCTAAGTCAGCTTCAACAGTGTATTTATTAGCTCTGGCGTTGCTTTCAGCGGCTTGCGCTTTAAGAACCTCAATTTGCTGAACTTGCATTTGCATCTGCATTTCGTGCATCTGCTTTTCCATTTCTACTTTTTCTGGGTTAGGTTCTGCTGCTTTCTTAAGGTCTGCTTTTAAAGCCTCTCCGTTGTCTAAGTTCATGTTGTCAACAATTGCCTCTACAATGCTCCCGTACATAGGGGATTGGTCTGAAGTAGTCTGAAGCAACTGTACTAGCTGTGAGACTTGATATTCTTTGCCCATAAGCCCTAAAGTGGACTCTGCAAGGAACTTATAGTCCTTTACGGGGTAATTATCAGGGTCAAACTGCATGTATCTGTGGGCAGCTTTAGTGACAAAGGGTAACCAAAATCCGTCTTGAAAGCTAATTAAAGTACGCTTTTGACGCTTAATAATGCTCCCTAAAGCCATAGAAGTAGCTCCAGTCTTGTTGTTACTACCCATTCCTTGTGCAAATTCAGCCCCGTCTACTGCTCCGGTAGACTGTTGTACCATTTTTTGTAGTTCTGCGGCTTGTGAGAAGGTTATTTGATTTACGTTACCAAAGTTAAATTCTTGTAGGACTTCTCTAGGTGGTCCGTTAGTCAATATCATTTTACCGGGACGAACTACGGGTTGATGGCCTCTAGGAATGCGTGTAGCGTCCATAGCGAGCATTGGGTGGATAGTTAGGGCCAGAGCATCAATACGCGCCCTAATCTCCGCGTCAAGGGCTTTCTGGCTGTTGTAGCCCTTCTCACAGACCCCACGGCCCCAGAATAAACCTGGAACAATATCCCACTGAAAAGACACTACGGGCCTGTCTTGCATCATGTAGGGGTTTGTTTCTGCTTTTAACAGGTTAGTTTCGTTAGCTATTACTACTACTGCCTCAACCCAATAAGAATCGTTTTCAGGGTCTTGTTCTATAGGAGAACCATCTAAGTTAACAACCTCAGATAAATCATCCTCACCGTCTTCTGGCGCATTAGCTTGGTCTAAAAGGTGTCTTGGGACAAGGCCCCAATACTTCAAAAGACGTACTTTGTCTTCATCTGCTGGTGAGTCTAATTCTGGGTTAGGCTCAAGGTCACTGTCGTCTGCTGCTGTGCCTATGTGACAGTCTTTGTATATGCCTTGTTCTTGTAGCTGTTGTACGTAGTGTAGGGGTACAAACTCATCTGAGGCACAACCGTGTGCTGTATCAACAGAAGTAGCTACGGGGTCAATTAAGAAGTTTTTAGCTTGTATTGGTTTTAATTTAACTACTGTCCTGTCTACTATCTGTACGCCTATCATAGACAACTGGCCGTCCATTGCAGGTTCTGTAGCAGGAGCCATTTCTTTTACTTCTTCTAAACAGACTTCAGCAATGCCTGTACCGTAGACCGCTGCGTTAATAAGGACTTCTGAACAGGCTTGTCTAACTTTTTGTAGTCTAAAGTCTTCTTGTAGTTTGTTCTGTAAGAAAGCAACGTCATTTGGGTCTTGGTCCATTGAGTCATCACGAATACTAAATTCCTGTCCGTGACCAAAGGTAGCTTCTTCAATGTCACTAACACAAGACTCTACTGCTTGCTGTAGTGCAGGAGTAACAATCTTAGACCTTTCAGTAGTGCGTATGGAGTCTTCTTGTCTCCAGATGCCACGCCACAAGCTGTAGTATTCATCCCACTGAGAAAAGTAGTTAGCTTCTGTAAAGTCTGACCACTCCTGTGTTTTACCTAATACGTAAGACTGTAAGGAGCTGCTAGACTCAAACATGGGGTCGTGATAGCTATCATCTGTTGACTTATCAACTATTGTGGCGTTGTTGTTGTATGCCATACGGGTAAATCTCCGGTTACTCTAGGGTTTAGTAATGTACGTGTATTCTTTAATTACAGTTAATGTTGCGTTTGCTTGAACTAGCATTAGGGCGTTAGTGTCAAAATCAAAATGTTGAATTGTACCTGCTAACGTATTTCCACCAGCACCATGCCCAAAATGTACGGTTACGGCATCACCCATATTAATACTGTTTGCAGTAGGGTTTAAATTATTTCTAAAGCCTGCTTCTAATACACTAGCCATCTATTAATATCCTGTCAAATCGTCTATGGGTTCCCAGCCTTCTAAGTCATCTATGGCTGCTCCGTAGGCTGGTTGGGAAAGCTGCTCAATGTACGCTAAAGCGTCTATAAGGTCATCGTGTGTTAGTCTGCTAGGAAACTGAAAAAGCTGGTCCATAAAGGTACTATTCCATTCGCCTACGTTTAACGTAATGCGTTTGTTCTCCATAAGCCCCTGTAAGGCCCAAACAACACGGTCTGTTTTTTTCTTATTTCCGTGGCTTAATAGCTCTATTCGGAAGTATCTATTTAATTTACGTTGTAGGTCTGTGAGAGGAGACATAACTGCTTGTTGAGCAATTCCTTTTTCGATGCCCACCGAGCGTGGTTTATAGTTTTGAACCACCTTGAAGATGCGGTTAGCGGTTTCGTTGAGGTCCCAGCGCCCGTGGACAATTTCGTGTACGAACCAGTCCCCTTCGGGATTAACGCCAACAACGGCGATAGCAGTTTCGTCAAGTCGGGATTTTGTAGTTTTTCCTCCAACGTCTTCAAATCCCGCAAGGTCGCAGGCGATATAGTAGTCGTGACCAGAAAGTGGCTTTCCACAAGGTTCCTCCCTAAATTGTAACCATTCTTCTCGAAATAGCTCTGAGTCTTTAGCCTCAAACTTAGCTAAGAATTCCTGACGGAAAGCAAAGCTACTCATTGATTTCTTAGCGGCGTTAATTTCTTCCGGGTCTAAGATGGGGTTATCGTAGCTTGTTAGGTGCCACGCTTTCCAATCTTCATCTCCTGATAGTTCCGCGTATTGGTATAAGTCCCAGAAGTGATTTCTTCCGGTGGGAGTACCAATAAACACAGCGTGACCCTTTTGGTCAGCTAGGGCAGGCCGTAGTACCTCCTCCCAAACAGAAGGCTTCATGCCTGCGTATTCGTCTAATACTACAAATTTAAGAGAGACTCCTCGCATGGTGTCAGGGCGGTCTGAACCCTTGAGGCTGATTGTTGCACCATTAATGAGCGTAAGCTGTAGATTGTTGATATGTGCTTGTTTAACAACAGGTCTACCAATGTCCATAAGCACTGACCACATAACGTCTCTTGCTTGTCCTTGGGTCTGTGCGACATAGAATACGTGGCCTTTCTCTGCCTGCAACGCTTCAACAAGTAGTCTGTAAGCGGCGTAGAGGGACTTCCCGCACCTTCGCCCAGCAGCAATAACTTTAAATCTTGTTTCATCTGCCCATACCTCTTGCTGCCACGGTAACAGCTTTATGTCTAATTCCATTATTTCTTTGCGTTCTTTTTAGCAGCCGCTGACAAGTCTTTAAAGTGAAATAGCTTTACGCTAGTCTTGCCGTGAGTTTTTCCACTATGTAACGAACCATCAGGCATCTTGTGGGTTCCTCCAGAGTGAGAGTCACCATTTTTTTTGTAGTGCTTTACACCTTTCAATTTAGTAACTACCCAATTTCTTTTTCTTTTTGGGTTTAGGCTTAGGTGTAGACTTAGCGGGGGTCTTTTTAGCAGCGCTACATTTCATTTTTTTATTCCTTTAGTTCGTAAAAGTCTTTGAGCTTTGTCCCTTTCTTTATCTGTTATACCACTACCCGAACCTTTAGCTAAAATGCTTTCTAAAGTTTTTCGGTCTGCTGTTGACAGTCTGGGTGGTCCAGCCATTTTTGATTTAGTAGACTGTGGTGATTTTGATTTAGTAGACTGTGGTGATTTTGATTTAGTAGAAGTTGAAACTTTATTTCGAGCGGCTGCTCTTTGTTTGTCAGTCATGTTGGGCATTGTTTACTCCTTATCTATTGTTTCCTACAAGAATATTCCACAAGTGAATAATCTCTGTTTGTACATCTTCTAAACTCATTGTAAGCTCAGGGTTTGCTTGTCTTATCATACTAATAAACTGTTCATTGTCTATAGGTGGCATACTATTTACTCCTCATCTATTGTCTCAAAATCCCCTTCAAGGGACTCATTAGGGGACGATAACTCAACTCCAGGAACCCCAGAAATGTTTACAGTAATAGCACTTCTAGTAGTAGTACCCGCTAACTTGTCAAAACCACTAACAGGTAAGATACGGTCTACTATCAATTTCCATGCGGCTGATTGGCTTTTATGGTCATCGTTTAAAGCAGCATCAAAGATAGTTTCTAGGACTTTAGCAGACTTAGGGGATTTTAACATCCTTTGTCTATATTCTTCCATTATGCCCCTGTCTTCTTTAGGGCGTCCTACTGACTTCTTAGGTGGAGTTTTCTTAGGTCTACCTACCGGATTACCACTCTTTTTTGTCATATATTTGGTTAACCTTTTAGTTAATGTTGATTTACACTAGAGAGATAGCAGGAGGGGAGTACCTAAAGGGGCCATGAGGAATCTCCTGTTGTTTAATTATGTTACCACGTTTAGTTGTAAATAATTGTAATCCTGGATTGTACTCATTTGGTACTGTTGCTTAACTCTGTGTGTCTATAGGTTACTTATTTAGTATACCACACTTTTTAACAAAAGTGTCCCTATTGGCCTAAATAGACCTATCTAATTACCCTACTAGTCCCTATGGGAAGCCTTCCTCTAAATGACTACACACGCCCCCTGATTGCGAGTAGTTCTCATCCCCCTTCTGGGTGCTAGAGTAATACTTGTATTTTCTTTTAAATTCAGTAGTTTAACTTGTATTTTCACCTTTTGAGTAATTATGGGGTTACCCCCTTGTTTTCCTTATAATTAAAACCCCCCGGCCCCTTCTGTTTCCTTGCGCCTCCCACAGCCCTACCACAGAATCCCACAGAACACAATGGTATTATTCACGTTGACAAAAGGACACAAGTGTGGGCCATGGTGGGTACCACTATAGCGCCTAACACAGAACACAATAGAATACAATGGTAATAATACCGTATACTTATGTATGTTGATGTGCTACCATTATGCAGTAGTATAACTATCTATACCAGGGTAGCTACCATACTACACAATAGAATACAAGGTATTTATTTGGTAATAGTTTACACAAATATAATTGACAGTGTACGCCATACGCTTATAATTACAGGACACACACACACACATATATATATATAGGATGAAACAGCATGGCTACATCATTAAAAGGTTGGAAACGAACAGCGCCACAAGGGGAGCAGACAAGCGCAGACGGTACATATAAGGTCGTTAAGGGCACAGACGGTAGTTGGCATTTGTTTAGCATTAAACGTCGGTCAGACCTGTTTTCTTACATGCTAGACACTAGCTATGTTAACACTTACGCAACTATGCGAGCCGCAAAGCTCGCCTCACAAGGAGTATAGAGATATGAACATACAATGCGCCACACTATCCGAGCTCGCAAAGGTATGCGCTCAACTGGTACGAGAAGGTGTCTTGTTTGACGCCCACACTGCCACACTCGAAATCACAATGACCGGAGGTTACTGATATGTCACAAGTCGACAGAGCACACAAACTGGTAGTTCAAGCTGTACTGCCTGCCTACTTGATTATCACTACATATTTGGGAGTATAGAGAATGAAAACAATTACACGCGCAGAAATAATGTCTACAAAGTTACTGACTAACAAAGCTAAATTGTGGGCATACAGTAATATAGAGTATCTAAATACGCCTATGCGTATACTAGGTACTAGCACAAAGGTCGAGAAAGGTAGCGACAAGCGCGACACCTATATTGTTTATATGCAACCCGCTGACAAGGTAGCACTAGACACTATATGCGCCATGGCGGTAGCAGGCGGATGCAAGGCGCCATGTTTAAAGTCTAGCGGTCAGTTAGGTATAAAGGAAGGTAATGCCGACAGGGCCGCTACAAAGCGCACTGTATGGTACCTTATGCGATATGACTACTTTGTACTCCAGTTAAAAGCAGACATTGATAAAGCAGAGCGCAAGGCTATAAAAACAGGCATTCCCGCGCTATTCCGTTTAAATGGTACCAGTGATTTAGACTTTTCAGGCATCATATCCCAGCGCCCACGTTCACAATTTTATGACTATACCAAAATACTGTCGCGCGTCCGTAAAAATACGTTAGACAACTATGACTTAACTTTTTCTGGTAGTATGTATAGCGTACAAAGTAAAGCGGCACTCAAAAAGGCAGTACAGGCACGTTATAAGATAGCCGTGGCGTACAATACAAAAGGTTTGCAGTCAGATAATATACAGGTACCTAGTGACGCGGTATCTTTTGATACTACAGACTTACGCCCTCTGGATTCTAGCGGCACCATAGGCGTACTAAAGCGTAAGGGCAGTAACAAAGTACAACGAGCGAGCGAAGGCTATCAATCCTTTTTTGTTACCGCTGATAACGTAGCAGAGTTTAACAACATAATTGCAAGGGGTTAGAAAATGAAAAACAAACGAGATGGAAAACCTACAGGACAACGTGTGTATGTGTACTTTAACTTACACCGTAAACTCTGGTCTGTCCGAGCGCTAGATGGACCTCACAAGGGCCGTGTGATAGCGCATAAGCGAGGCGTAGTATTACAAGACGTATCCCCTAGGGTATCGCAAGCGGGACGCCAGCGCGTCCTACGGGAGCGTAAAAAGAATGTACATGCTGGTCTAGTGGGGTATTGGGTGCCGTTCAATACGCCTATAGTCGAACCTATGCGCGCTATAACATACAATCCGTACAAGTACGAGTCATTTGTATACGTGGCTGACGAAAGCGCGTACACTGGCACACGTAAAGCACTACTATTAAACAGGACCGTGAGGGTATCACTATGAAACAGAAAATATTTAATACTACAATCACGCCCACTAAAAAAGGCCATAGAGTGTGGATACAAGGTTTAGCCGCGCATGGCTGGCGTGGTGGTGACACGTTTACTACTACCATAGATGGTGAGTGGATAGTGTACGCGAAAGCCACCACGGGCAAACTACGCAAGGTTACAGCGGGTAAGCATGGTGGTTTAATCGACACGACCAGCAAAAAAGTAACATTGTGGGCGGGTGATTCTACGCGCGCAGTGGTGGGCATTTCAGATAACCGGATAGTGATTAAAAGAGGCGTAAGAAGGCGTAAGAAATGAAAACAATACTGTTTCTATTTAACAGCTCACAATACGCGGTACAACCGTGGCTAGATGATGGGCGGTATCATTGTGTCAGTGTGGACCATAGCGACACAGACCACAGCGACACAGCGCGCCCACAATGGACGCACCCGCGTCATAGTAGGCTAGACGTAGACCTAGTGGGGCGTGACGCAGACAAGCGCGTAGACAACGCCCTAGCGGGTCTAATGCTGTCTGCGCCATCGTTTATAATGTCATTCGCGCCATGCACTAATACGGCTTGCAGTGGTGCCGCTCATTTCGCACGTAAACGCAGGGAAGACCCGCTATTTCAACATAACGCGACCATGTTAGCGCGTTTAGTGCTGGCGTGGGACTGCCCGTCTATCGTGGAGAATCCCGTTAGTGTACTAGCGACAACGTGGAAAAAGCCTACAGGGTACGTACACCCGTGGAATTTTGCATCC